GTATTTGATTTAGCTACTAGCCCTGAGTTTCAGGACGCAATTAGTTCTTTTGTGCCAATCGCAGACAATCCATGTTTTCCAGCTTTTGGAGGCACAGATCCTCAGGGCACGTCCTTAACAGATATATTTACTTGCGGTGTTGTAACTCAAGTAGGATACGAAAAGATAGGCTTTGGTATTAATGCAAATCCACAAGGGTTTCAGATTATTGCAAATCAAGGAAGCACAGAAATTGGTATTGTAATTCCTGCCATGCAATATCAATTATATGATCAAGCTACAGG